TTTTAAACCGGTTGAAGCAGTACTGTCTGCCTGCAAAACTTGGCCATTTGTGCCCACTGCTAGACGTGCAGGTGTATCAGCTGCAGTTGCAGTAATTAAATCACCCTTAGCATCAAGAATTGTTAAAGGATCTACCGCGACCCAACTGTAATCAAGGTCTGTGTTAGATGCTTTTGCCAATACCTGTCCAGTCGTGCCACCCTTTAAATCAACAAAGGACGTATCAACTCCACCTAGAGCAGTACGAATTGCAGCTGCGCCGTCCTTTACGAGGTCGGTATCGTCGGGAGTTTCCCACCCGAAGTTAGTTGTTGTTGCCATGTTTCTCCTTTATCAGGCTACTATTGTAGCGTCAATCCATTCTAGGGTCGGGCTTAAAGTATTCCATGTCTCTAGGGCTGAGACTCCGTTCCAACGTGTGGACTGGAGGCTATATGCCGTTGGTGAGACAGTCAAAGTCAAATAAAGCGAATTGTATCCAGCGCTAAAAGTCCAACCCTCTACAAATCCTTGAAAAACTCCATTTGAGATATTTGAAGGTAAATTAGTAATATTCAAAGGCAATCCCATAAACACATTCAATAAAGCATCACGATCAGTATCGTCAATTTCTGGGTTAGAAATTGGGAATGTGATGGACTTAAACTGAGCCTCTGGAAAGGCTCGCAAAGCCAAATAGAAATTAGCCTGGGCTGTTGCGTCAGCTGCATTTTCTAACGATGTTGTAATCTCATAAGCTTGTTGCCCATAAGTAGCGATAGATTCAGCATTAGATGCCGATTGCTGGGCATTGGCTTTGTAGGTAATTGTGACGTTATTGCGAACATCGCCTGAACGCTTTGAAGTTTTAATACCACGAGATAAAGCATGATTACCAGTTAAATCAACATAACCGTTAGTAGCAAGATATTGGCTTCGATGAGTACTGTCGGCATACCCGATTCTGCCTTCTGAATCCTCAAAGAGGTATCCCAACCCTGAAGTGGCCAGAGAGGATACAAGGCTGTAAATGTCAGTTGTGTTTGATGAGCGAGCAGTTAATTCATAATCACCTGGTTGGTCTATGTCTCCAAGTCCAGAGTTCTCAGCATTAGCCCAAGTCGTTGTGGCGTTATATGTATTCCATTGTGTGGCAGCTGGTACTTCATTCCAAGTATTAAACAGCGCTTGGCTCAAGATTGTGTAAATCTGGTCGCCGTCAAAATCTTTGCTTAAAACGCCCGTTGTAAGGGTTTTAGGTAGTTTAGACAAAGCACCCAAGGCAATCACCTTGATACGTTCTGAAATAGCCGTAGATGAAGCTTGAGTGACCTCTACGTCGATGTCTGTGACATAGCCACCAAATAGATTTACAAAAGTGCCGGTTGAGTCTTTGACCTTGATAATAATTTGGTCATTAATGTCCATGACAATAGGAGATTGGTCAAGGTTAATAATTTCAACATTGCAGTAACCGGCATAAGGTTGAGAATAAATGTCTTGGCGACCTGAAGTAATGGTCAGGTTTGAAAGAGTAAGGTTTGTGTAATCACCACCGCCATTGATAGTTAATTGCCACTCTGGAGTCCATTGGCTCATACTGCTTGGAACGCTCCTACGCCACCAGTACCACGCGCTGCTGAGTCATTGATAATCTCAACAATCTGACGGGCAACGCCTTCCTTGTCCAAGGCGCCAGTTACATTGATGTTATAAGTTGGACCTGAGGCAGCCATGATTCCAGCCAAAGTATTTGTATTAACTCCAGAGGTTCCAAAAGGAAATGCTGAAGCAGCTACTGCGGTAGATGCAGCTTTGGCTACTGAACTTGTACCAGATGTTGTTCCAGTCGTGCCACCCCCAGTAGGCGCTGAGATAGTAGGAGCTGTGTAACTTGGAGTACTAACCTTTGGCGCTGAAACTGTTGGAGTTGTAAATGAAGGCTTAGAAATTGTTGGGATATTAGGCAAGATTGGAATTGCGTTGTAGGCCTTGATTAAGGCATTGATGCCATCGATGGCTCCAGAGACCAGGCTACGGATTACGTTAATAACTCCGCCTACAATATCCACGACACCAGCAGCAATCTTGGCAACAAATGAAATTGCTCCACCAAGAGCAACAGTAAATACTGGCACAATGTAATCAACGATAAATGAACCAAGGGCTTGGAAAGACTCCTTGTTGCGGTCGATTGCATCCTTGATTGGGTCAAAGAGTTTTGCAAACTTTTCAAAGCCTGGTACGACTTTATTAATAATAATATCAATGAGTGACTGGATAATAGGAAGCAACTTATAGCCGATTGTTTCAACGCTTTCGTCAAAGGCTACTTTTAGACGATCCATGCGACCTTGGAATGTCTCAGCATTTTTAGCAGCTGCTCCACCAAATAAATCACTCAACTTGGTTTGAACCTGAGTAAAGGACATAGCCTTTAATTCAGCACTAGATAATCCAACACCTAACTTGCCAAGAGCTGCAGTATTGCCATCATAAGCTTTACCCAAAGCATTGGCTACGCCTTCAAGTGGCTTGCCTGTCTGAGTTGAAATATCAAGAGCCAGAGCCAGTAATTCTTGAGCCTTGCTAGTTGAGTTTGTACTTAAAGCCAACCGAGCCAGAGCCGGACGAAGCGAATCATCAGCAACACCTGAAGCGCGAGCCATCTTGTCAATGGAATCTTCAGTAGCAGCAATTTGTGCTTTAGTAGCCCCTGTTGCGTTTTCTAGTGCTGAGGCTAATTTAACTTGGCTTTGTTCATCGGCTAGTGCAGCCTTAACTCCATCAACACCAATCTTAACTGCATAGGCTCCTGCAGCTGCTGCTGCTGCTAAAAACGCGGCACCGGCAACCTTGCCAAACTTTTCTAACTTACCAGCAGAATCCTCAACGTCACCGTTGGCTGCTTTTAACTTCTTATTAAGATCATCGACGTCAGCAAGAATCGAGAGTTTAAGGGTTCTATTGCCTGCCATTAATCCCACTCCTTCAAAATCTGACTAAATGCTTCTTCCCACTTACGAACTAAATCCGGTTGGATTTGTCGCAAAGTTGGGTAGATAAAGTAACCGGAGTTACCTCTGCCTTTATTAGGCGTACGCTTTGGGAACTGCTTAAATCTATTAGATCCAAACTCCATACCATAAAGCAAGTCAAGAGTTGAACCGCCACCGCTAAACTTCTGACGAGCAAAGCCGTAACTGAACTCACCAATCTTTGAAGTCTTGCTTACTTTAACTCCATCAGCAATACGGCGAGCAGCAGTCCCTGAAACCGTACGAGTCGCTGCTGAAATCTTAATCTGTTGAGAAGCATATTCAGCAAGATTAGAACTTTCCTTTTTAGCAGCTTCAACGGCCTCATCTGACATACCTTTGAAAGCCCTGGTAATACCGCGTAAATCTGTTTTGTCATAAGCGATTTTGACATCATCTGCCATCACTTCGCTCCTTTAAGATTTCAATCGCGGTTAAAATGTCGTCTGCGTCCTCCCAGTATTGCATCGGTATTCCCGTCTCTATTGCTAGATTGACGAGAATCCGCCTTATGCTTCCTGGTTGGTGGCTTTTGGGCTATCATCTCCGACCGTTACATCAGCAACGGTTTCAGACCATATGTCGTAAGACTTAATAGGCTTTCCAGCGTTCTCTCGCTTGTAAGCGTTATAAGCCAGAAACATGAGATCCCAAATGCCAATCTTGTCATTAGCTTGAGAAATCGTGTTACCAGTTGCCTTCTCCCACTTTGCCCACTCAGGAGGCTGAGCCGTATAAGTTGCTTCGTCGCCTGAGTTATATGTAATTGTTATTGGTAGTTTCATCTAGTGCTCCCGTTTGTTAGATTTTAACTGAATGTGTCTGCTGGTGTGCCAACTACTGTTAGCGCCCAAGTGTCAGTCTGTGCTCCTGGAGCACCGCCACCGACTGTTGGGTAAACAGGCAATACGTTGCAAGCAAAGACTGCGCCTGTAACTGCTGTTAGTGATACTGCAAGTGTAGTGTTTGGATTCGCATCAGCTGCGAGCCACATTGCTTCGAATAGTGATGATGTTGCACCCCAGTCAGCAAGTAACTCTACGTTAAGAGTCCATTGATCGTCTGTGTGCTTATAAGCCTTGCCATCGAGAGTCTGGTAGACATCGATTGTTGGGCTGTTCACGAGAGTCACGCTAGTTGTCTGAGCATCGTAATTAGTCGTTGCGATGGTTAGAACGAGGTCGCGACCCGTAATGACTGTTGTTGGCATTATTGGTTCTCCTTATGCTGTCTGCGTATACCAGGTGGATACGCGTATGTCCGCGACTAGCAAGTTACTAG